CATCAGGGACTGGTCTATGGCCACCTCAGAGCGCAGTCAGGATTACCCCCCGACGCCTGGGGTGACCATAGATCTTCCCCTGTGGAGCTTTGAGGAGCGTGAGGCGTATGTTTCTGAGCGCCTGAAGGCCCACCTAGATGCTCGCGAAAACCTCCCTCAGTGTAGTCACGAGGGACGCTGGCCCGGCGGAAAGAACTGGAAGGTATGGGAGGGCAATACTCTTGTTGACACCTTCCGCCTGAAGAGGGACGCCACCGCTGCTCTCACTGTGGACTCAGAGATAGAGCCTGTAATCGGGAGGTACCGCAGGTGTGAAAGCTTCTGTCCCATAGCCGGGCACTGCGATCAATACAAGGACTGGCAGTCAAGTAGGTTGCCGGGATTTGTCAAAGAGGAGGATGACTGATGTCTGCATACAGAAAAAATGACAATGGAAACAAGTTTTGGTTAATCGACAACAAATACGGAGGTTGGGTACTGCAATACCGTCCTAACAAAAACGATGTGGACCACCTTGTGGGTGACCTTCTTGAGGAATCTGACGACGACACGCACATTTACTCTATTAAAGTAAAAGAAATTGAAAGAAAAAAGCTGTTTACAGTTAAGGCTACTGAGTTGGGTTATTGAATGAGTGTGCCTTGGCATCAGTCACTAGAACCTTCGATGAATTTTTACAAGCACTAGAAAAAATCAAAAACAATAAACTGGAGGATAAATGAGTAGCGAAAACATTTGGAAGACTCTTTCTGCCGTTGATTGCAACGACAAGACAGAGAAGAAAGGCAACCTGACTTACTTGAGTTGGGCATGGGCATGGGGAATTGTTCAAGATCATTTCCCTGATTCTGAGTACCACTTCACACAGTTTGATCACCCATCTGGACTGACCACGGATGCTATGTACTACCCCGATGGCACGGCCAGTGTTCATGTTATTGTTTCTATCAATAATATACAGAGAACGATGTGGTTGCCTGTCATGGACTACAAGAACAAGGCAATTGATTCGCCTTCTTCTCGGGACATCTCTGATGCCAAGATGAGATGCCTGACCAAATGCTTGGCGATGTTTGGCCTCGGTCATTACATCTATGCCGGAGAGGACATTCCCTCTGAGTCATCAGGCAATTCGGTTGCGCCTAAGTCAACGCCTAAGGCCAAAGTATCCAAGTCAAATGGTGTTTCGGCAAAGCCCAACGGAAAGATCAAGGATCATGCTGAGATTGATCAAGTACTAAAAGAAGTCGTAGACAACGCACAGACACATGGTGTCTTCATTGCCCATGACACAGTGATTCAGGCAATTAAAAGAAAGGAAGATCTTCAGGCTCACTTCAAGTCCAACAAGGAAGAGTTGGCCAAACTTAAGGAGTCTCACCCTGATGTAGCCGAAGCAATTGTTGCTTCATTTAAAGAACGTCTAGCAACCCTCAACAAATAAGGAAAACACCATGGCAAAAATGTACGGAAGAATTATTGATTTCCCGGAAGGAAAGAACTCAAACAAGCCCGACTTCAAGGGTTCGCTCAAGGTGGGTGGGTTTACAGGTAACAATGCCGATGAAAAGAATCGGGAATGCGCTATCTGGCTTAAGAACATTGTCGATGAGTTCAAGGAGAACGGAGAGACTTGGCTATCCATGGCTCTCTGGAAGCGAAAGGATGAAGCTACTGGTGAAAGTTATCTTTCAATTTGCCTTGAGGATAACTCTTGGAAGAAGGATAGCTCCTCCAAGGTTGCGGCCAAGAAGTCTCCTGCTCCTGAAAACGATGAGGATGCATTCGACCTTTGATCAAGTCAGGTCCATATCTTCGTTGGGTGCGCGAGCATCCATGTCTGGTTTGTAAAAACTTTGGCGTGGATGCTCACCATCCAAGGGCATCAGTCACTGGAGTTCCTAGAGGAATGTCTCAACGTGCTTGCGGTGATGATCAAGCGGTTCCGTTGTGCCGGAACCATCATTCCATGTGCCATACGTTTGGAGATGAACTTACCTTTTGGATCAAGCACTATGTTGATCCAATAGAATGGTCTGAAAGAAAGTGGAAAGAATGGAAACAGCAGACATCACAATCAAATTTGAAGCGCAACTCGTAAGCACCAGCATGACCGCTAATGGTGGTCACAAGGTCACGTTGCGTGTCAACCCCGAAGATGTGCTTGATGGTAAACACCTCAGTTCTGATCAAGCAAAATCCAACGGGCGAGTCAGATCTTTGATGACTCAAAGCCCTAGCACTCGTTACATGTGTGTACTTGTACAGCTTGCTGAAGAAACAGATGAAGCAGTTGTTCAACCAGATGCCGAGGAAGGAAAGAAAGCTGTTGCTGCATTTTCTCTCCTCTGTCGGAGCAACAAAGACTGGCAGCGTTGGGTTGGTGGGGACAACGAAGAAGAAACTGTATCGGTAATGAAAGAAGTTCTTGGTATTCAATCAAGAAAAGATCTCATAACTAATGATGAAGCTCTTGCTGAGTTTAACCGGATGAAGGAAACATTCTTCAATGAGTAATGATCTTATAAATAAACCAGCCCATTACATAGAGGGAAGAGAAATTGAACCGATTCAAGTAATCGAAGATTGGAATCTTGATTATCATTTGGGTCAGGTTTTAAAGTATGTAAGTAGGGCAGGTCGCAAACAAGGTAACAACAGTTTAGTTCACGATTTAAAGAAAGCTATCTGGTATTTAGACAGAAGAATATGGAAAGAAGAGGTTGAAGATGCCCGGAGCTAAGTATATGAAGACCAGTTTGGGAGGAGAAACTCAATACTACAACGTTCTTTTCCTTAAAAAAGATATAGAAACAATCAAAAAATACGCAGACGAAAACAATATAACTAACGCCGAAGTAGTCAGGATAGCTGTCTCTAATTTTCTAAAGGAAAACTAATGAAACAATCTATAAAGATAACTCTGATGGCACTTGTATTTTCGGTGTCAGTGGCCTTGGGATACGCCACAACTGCACGCTGCGCCTACTGCCCTGATCTCCCTTGCTATGGCACTTGCGCCACGCCAGATTGCGTATGCATTACTCAGCCGGGAGAATATAAAGGCGCTTGCTATGGAATCAATCAGTCCAATAAGTTCAAGAAGTTAGGATGGGTTGTGGGTAATTGATCTTTCTTGACAGACTCTATTAAAGTTTCAATGCAAAGGTTTAATCCGTTAAGAGTGTCTGAAGTTTGCATATACAACGTCATGTGAACCATTTCGCTAATAGATTCACCAACATCATTGCTCTTGATTTGGCCTAGGGCAGCATTCGTATAATCCCTAGCCATTTCAAGAGCTTTAATTGCTTCTTCAACAGGAGGATCCTTAGGTAGTATACCGTTTTCCATTAGTACTCCTTGCTTTCAGTTGATCCATTTTCGTAGATAAACCTGTTCTCAACTTGATTCAGAACAATAGCAAAATCTTTATCATGTCCATCATAAGCACGCTTCCATGAAGGACCATGCGCGTTGTGACTTATAGCGTGAGCAAACTCATGAAGCAAAGTTGACACAGCCTCGGAAGTAGACAACCCTGATGCTATCCAAATGAGAGGTGAAAGATTTGGATTATCATATGATATAAATCCCAAACAATCTTTTAATGCCTTGGGCATTTTGGCCACACGAAGCCTAACCTTTATACCATATTCCTCTATAAGAAATCGGTTTACTTGATGAAGTCTCTCTTTCGTTCTGAGAGATTTACGAGTATCTGGCCTTGATACGCTCAAGTCCCCACCACTCTAGATCTAAGCTGCCGTTCTTTACATTTCTAAGTACAGCAACGCCGCGATTCCACATGGCGTTAGCCGGACCTGCCCATCCTTCGTTGTGTTCAAAGTAACAACCGACAACAACGCCATGAAGGTGGCGACCGCTTGTATCGGTGCGGACACTGTGGTCAAACGTGTGAGTGTGGCCTTGAATGCAAGTTCCAAATCTTTTAGTTACAAGAGAAGCTGCTTGATGCATTCCTGATATAGGGCGTGACATTACACCAGACGTAAAATAGTGAGAGAAATAACATCCTCCTATTTCTTTTGTTTTAAGGAAATCAATCTCCTCCCATCCGAGTTCTTTCGATTTCAAATCGTTGATCGATATAACTCCCTCAAACCTAGGCTCTTCTTCAATGAACCGATTGATTCGGTTCTCATGGTTGCCCACACAAAAGACTAGCTCGGGCTTACATTTCTTTTTTCTGCCCCTGTTGTAGATATCTAGCTCCTGTTGAAAGCGAAGCCTTGCATCTAAACCAGCAGCAATATCTTTCCAATAGCTAGCGCCTTGAAAAGATTTAGATCCCGGCTTGTCATACCCATTTAAACTATGCATGTCAAACCAATCACCGATGTCCACCACGTAATCTGGCTGAATATCTGTGACCATCCTACCTAACCACTCATATCGATGGTTGGGTACCCCCGGTTTTGCGTGAGAATCTGGCACAACCAAAATAGTGTGGCCTAGATCAGGTTTTTTCTTAGCCCTGGAATACGCGGGAGGAGGATTTAAATCATGCACTGCATTGACAATGACTTGCCTTTCTTCACTATCAAGGAAAGTCTCCATCTGTTCTTTTGACTTTAAAACTTTCCGTTTTTTTTCCATTTTCTAAATGCCCTTGATATGTGATCACCTGTAATTAAAAGCCCTGAATAATCTGACAACTCTTCCGCAATGTCCTGATGGCTCGTATGTATATCTCCAGAATCTTTCCAAGTAAACATTTCAATAATCCATTCGGATACTTCAGGATTGTTTCTAAGGTAATTCGTAACTTTCTTATGTCCTCCTTTTTGTTTCATTTCAGAAACACTAGGAAGACTTTTTTTCTTAGGTGACTCCATGTAACCTCCTTGGGTTTTAGTTTTTAATTTTAGGAGGGGGGCATTCAAGCAATTTGTGTGGTGGTCTGCTTGAATTTTTAAAAACTGTTTGGGCGTATCTATTATTTTTATCTTTAATTGGGTAACCAAACCCTGGCCATGGACCGTTCAACTTTATTAAAGACAACTCATGGGGTGTAGGCGGAAGATTTCCTAACATCTTTTGTAAAGCTGCAAACCTTTCGGCTGCAGCTTCATTCTTTATTTCTTCAGAGGTTTTCTTCAACCTGTTCCTGTAAACACCTTCACGCATCTCTTACAGAATCTATAGCTGAACAATAAATTTCTATACGCGAAAGAAACTGTTCTACTCCATGCGGAACTAAACCTTCTTGAAGTTCAATCAGAGCTTTCATTGTCGGTATCGGACACGGAGGAATCGTTCTTACGCTTGGCTTCTTTGATGCGGCGCAACCATCTAGAAGCAAGATCAGCGCGATCAGGAGGAGGATTTGAAAGCTCTTCCACAAATATGTTGATGCTTTGTACTTCCTTCTCCAAGTAATCGTGCCTCTCATTAGATCGGCCCAACTCTTCCGCTGTCTTTCCAGACAACTTCAAGGCAATCAAAAAGATTACAACTATAACCAATCCAACTACAAGCCATGCAATCATTATGCGTCCGGTGCATTCCGTGCCTTACCTAGGTTTGCACCCAGAAAGTTAACGCCCTCAAGCAACATGGCAGCAACCTTATTGTCTGCAACGTTAGGTGTCCAAGCTGCAATAATTGCAAAGACTCCAACCACCTGAGTGATGATTTGAATAACTTCTCCAATGTTCAACGTAATCCAATTAATCATTTGTTCTCCTTTTAAAAATCAGCCAATGGGTTAAACGGCAAGTCCATCTTTGATCTTAGTTTGTTTACATCTCTCGTTATTATTTTTCTTTGCTCATCTATTTTGTTCATGATCTCAAGTTTCTTTTCCGGGGACATATCACTTAAATAAACTTCTGATTGGTAATTTCTTAATTTACCCAATTCAGTATCTATTTCATTCATATATTTTTGTATGCCTTCGACCTGTGGATATCTTTCAAGAATTTTCTGTTGAGTTTCTACATCGCCTTCTTCTATTGCTTGATTCAATGAGTTTACAAACTTTTTCGTTTCCTTTCTGAACTCATAAAAATTACCAAGCTGTCCTTGTGATCCCAAGTCTGTCTGTAAGAATCTTTTAAGCAAAGGCCATTGGTCAATCCTTAAAGCAGGCTTAGCTGGCATGTTGCTCATACTTCTAATTGCGTGGTCGCTTGCAAAAAGTATCCAAGAACCTACGGTTCCCGTATAGCCGCGCATAATATGTTCTATCTTAAGCGGTGAAGCGCCAAATGTTTCACCAAGAGCAATGGCCATAGCATTTGTGCCATTTCTCTTTCGTTGCTCAGGCAACCTGTCTTCCATATACATGGGGACAATGGGTTGTCCGGTAAAGAAAGAATAGTTTACATACGACTCTAAAAAGGGCTTTGTTACTTGAGCTTCAAAAGGATTTAGTTTCAAAGAACTAATCACACCCCTTGAAAGTGCATTGCCAGCTTGTCTCCAGTCCGTTTTGCCTCCTTCGGGTATGTCTACACCCAAATAATTTTTACCGGACAAAGAAGCTCTCATCAATCGTTCCGGAACTACTTTAAATAAAATTCCGATTTCAAACGGAATAGGAATCTTAAAGCCCGGAACAACTCCATAGCCCGGAATAATCCAGTTATCGTCTTGCTCTGCAGAGCTAGCTGAAAGCCAATCATCTTCATCGTGAGCCATGAGGGCGTACATTCCAGTAATAGCAGCCAACATGCTTCCGCGACCTAAGAAAGAATACATGGAAGATTTCTGTCCAGCTTTGGAATAATCCGAAGAATAATTGCCTCTACCTGCCCTCCACAAAACATCCAAGCCCTGAACCCTTGCATTCAGGAACGGAATTGCTGCCGTAACAACTCTTGCTATTCCCGAATTACCACGCCTTGAAAAGTTAATTACTTCTTGTGCTTGGAAAATAGCCTCAGCTTCCGCTTCTTCTCTGGTGTGTCCCTTGTTAAGGATGTTCTTGTATACGTCTTCGTACACAGCCATCCTTGTAGCTGCATCTGATTTCGTAGTTACATCGCCAGACCAATCCCAAAGTTTCTGCATCGTGTTAAACACAGCCTTATCTGTCAAGCCGCGCTTCTTTCCAGATACAGTTAGTCCTTCTTCTCGCATTCTCTTATCGAATGTCTTTTGAAGATCCTTGGGATACCGAGAGTTATCATACCCACCAATGACACCTGAACTTAACAAGCTAACCATGGAAGGATCTTGATTTTTGCTCGCGCTAACGCCTCCCTTGAAAAAGTTGCTGAATGTACCGACCATAGGAGTCATGTTAGATCCGCTAGTAACCCATGTAGAGATACTATCTCTCATAAGGTTTGCCATGATAAAGTCAGGAGACCTAGTAACAAGATTCCTAAGAACGTCAGAAGGCAAAGAAAAGAAACTAAGCCAAGGAAGTTTACCCTCCATCATTCCGCTCAAAGAATCAAACAACAACTTGTCTTTAAGCTGGTAGTGTTGGTCAACCCCGTTCTCGCGAATAGTCACAACATCACTGGCAAACTCAGCGTCAGACTTCTTGTCAAGCTTAACGGCAATGTCATCCCCAAACACCAAAGCATCCCGCAAGGTTCTTTGTGCAGCAATGTTTTTTGCACCGGAGCTTACAGCCGCCTGAAGATTTCTCATGATTCCTTCAAGCATCGGCACAACCATCTCGTCGCTGCCTTCTTTCCTTAACCTCTTAGGAGGTTTGACACCAACTAAAGATCCAAACATAGAGTTAGGCGCATCATCTCTTCCACCAATAGGCGCTTCACCTATGATTGTTTCACCTGTTCTGGGATCAATTGTTTCTTTCATTTGATCAATGCTTTGACCAATCAATTGACTTAATGCGCTTGACTCGTCGTCGTATGCTTCACCCTCATACTGCTTGTAAAAGGGAACATAGTCTCCGTAAGACTTAAGAACTTCTCCCAATCGCTCATCAATAACGCCTGTGTCGCGAAGAAAGTTTACAAGGTTTTCATTCCATTCTTGATACTGTTCGTTAGTTCTTTCAAAAAGTTCCCGCATACCGGGCTGGCTATCAATGTAAGCTTCAATTTCCGCAATGTCTTTCTCAGCAACAGGCGTTAACTTGTTATTTTTTCCAAGCCTGTGAGATCGTTTAGACATTACCCAAAGATGAAAGTCTTCAAGAAATCCCTGCTGATAAACATCTTTCAGTATCTCAAATACACCGGGCTTTTCGTAATCAACCCTTACGATTCCCCCACTGTATACGGGTTGCCCCGAAGTAATTGATTCAGCAACCACACCTTGTGCGTTCTCCGAAAGATAAGCAGCAGAGGCAGCGTTTACATTAGCAAGCAACATGTGATCATCGCCACGCTCCATTCGTTTAGCCGCTGCCCTTTTTGACAACTTGGCAATCGAATCGTACTTGTCAATAAACTTTTGCCTAAACATAGCCAAGCTTTTTTCTTGCCATATTTCTTTTATGTAATCAATAAAAGTTTTCTCTGTTCTTTCGGGTACAGTCCTAGCCTTAAGCTCTTCGTATGAAAGATTTCCAGAGCGCCTTCGCCTTCTGGGGTTGCTGTTTTCTTTGTCTGCAAGAGAAAATTTAACAGGATCAATAACGCCATTAGCTATATCAATAGACCTCTGCCTAAGCTCTCTTCGGTCATCCAGATCGGGACGAAGATTCAAATTCTTTTCTGGCCTTGAGCTAATACGAGGTATGAAACCCGGCGTTTGTTCCAGCGTTTCCTCAAGAAACTCCTGACCAAATTGTTCGTTGGGTTCCGGCAGTGATGCAGTAAAATCCTCGCCAGCTTCGCGCATTGAAGCTGTATACTCGCGCCATTCGGCCTGATCGCGCATTACATTTCTTCGCTGACGGAAAAGATTCGGTATTTTTAACCCTTCAGAATACTTTTGAAAAGTTTCTTCATTCCACGGGTCTACGTTTTTTACAAACACAGTGTTGCCAATAGAAATTGCATCTTGTCCAGATATAATTTCATCACCTGTTCTCTTGTCGTAAAAGAATGTAGCTTTGTGGGGGTCGTAACCGACCGGAGTCCAACTATCTATATCTTCCGGTATAGATTGATCCTGAATGTACTCCCCTTCAACAGCAGCTATGGGGTTTTTAGAATCACCTTCCTTCAATATCTTCGCGGCTTTTTTTCCGTTGGAGCCAAAGCGAACAGGCCCGGACAAGCGAGCGATAGAGTCGTAACCAATGACCGCGCCGGGAGACGATGCCGCTTCTTGGCGAAACTCTACATACTTACCAGACTTTGTCTTGTCGTCATGTATGGTGACAACGTATTTACCTCTGCCGTCTTGAGATTTCCAACTGTTAAAAAATGGAATGTCTATACGAAGCCTAACCGTTTTACCAACGATTCCCTTCCGGTCAATATCCTGACCCATAACCTTCCCGGTAAAGCGAGGCTTTGCTTGTTCTCCCTTTGCAGTAAGCAAACCGGACTGAAAATTTAAGTCTTCTAATGTCGGTATTTGGTCTTGGCTTTCGATCAAGTGATTTGAATTTACGGATTCTTCAACGAAAGTAAAGTCGCCATCACTCCAAAGTCCTGTACCTTCATCGAATGTCGCGGGGTTACGAGACAGGGAATAACGACTTCCCTCAATGTCAATGTTAGGAATAACAGAATAGGTAAGGTTCTTCTTTCTGTTCTGTCCCCTGGGAGTATTGACAGGCACGGGATCTTCAAAACGAACCACATCTTCTACTGGATAACCGTAGGTTCTGTTTCTTTTACCAAAAGCAAACTCATTTGAAGAAGAAACTTTATGCCGTTCAAAGTCAGAATCAAACTCATCTTTAGATTTATATTCAAAACGCCTTCCGAGTAAAGCTGCTCCAGAAGATTGACCAGTTTCGTTCCTCAATAAGACCCATCCCGGAGCGCCACCGTTCTTGACCATAGACTGCGCGGAAGTTTCAACAGTCTTTTCCCTGTTCAATATCATGTCCGACCAGTCTCCGTTGATCTGAACGCTTGAATTGTACTTAAGTGGAGGGGGAACAAGAGATTTCTTAGTCTCGTCTTCTTCTACATTTACCGCAACGCCACCGCGAGTTTCGTTAAGGTCAGAATCTCTTCTTTCCCTTTCCGATCTTGGCCTAGCCAACTGATCTACGCTGGCATACTTAGGGCCAGTCTTGAACGTGCGAATTTCTCCCCGCTTCCGTCCACCGATTGTACCCTTGCCAATCGCAGCAAACACATCGCCCGCGTCTCCGTAACCAACTCCTGTAACAGAGTTGTAAACGCGCTCAAAGAAACGCCTCACCTTATCAAGCAAACTTTCAGAAGTTCCATCTATCTGATCAGAAACTTCGGGAGAGTTTTTGTATGAAGAATGCAGTTCAGCTACAGCCTCTTCAAGAATGTAATCCCAATATTCATCAGGATTTTTTCTATTCTTCAGAGCTTCAACTCTGGGAATCCCATCGTAATTTTTTTCTGCCCACTCAAGAAACGTTGTGTCTTCGCTAAAGAGTTCTCTGTTTCGATTGCGAAGATCCTTTGGAATTTTGATTCTTGAAACACTTCTTGTAAGAGCAAGCCATTCGTTCTGAGAAAACAAATCAAGCTCTCTCATTGCATGAATAACTTCATGGTCTACGACTTCTTTTAGTACTTGATCAATCTCAGCATCTGTCTGTGCGTTTCCAAACTGATCCAAAGCAACAGAAATTGTCTTAAAAAGAGCAGAAAATTCACCGGCTGCTGACCTGTCTCCGGTGCGAATATTTTTTTCTACCTTTCCTCTAAAATCACTTACACCCAAATCCTTAAGCTGAGCGTCGATAAGGTCTATAATCTTTACTTCTTGCTCAGTAAATTCTGGTTCCCTGGGAACAAAATCTTCAAGAACAGGATCTTGATAAAGACCACGCTCTCGGGGGCCGTAGAAAAGATCTTGCATAGCCTGCTCTCTTCTCTTGTCAGCCCTTCGATCCCATGCGGATTCGCCTACGCTGTATTCAGACTCCCTAACTTCCTTCCTGCCTTCTGCTATTTCTCTAGTTGGCGCAAAGGAATCTTCATAAATATCTTTTACGTTGCCTTCATCATCTCTAAATCTTTCAACTACTTTAAACCCGGTAGTCTTAGTCTTATCAATGTTAAATGTCGCGACAGGATTCGTAACAACATCAAAGACATCATCAGGATTTATTTTAGATTCGTTTTTAGAAATTTGATCTGCCCAAGATTTATTTTTAAAAGTCTTAAACTTTTTACCGTTTTTAGTTACTGTATAAGATCGACTTCTGTGTTCAAGTGAACTAACAACAGATTCAGCCATAGATCGCGTAGTCGCTCCAGCTACAATTTCTCCTTCATGTCGAATGAAAAACCCAGGAGTGTCAGGCTCCACTTCAACGTCTACATAACCAATTCCCTTTTGGGCTCGCATAGGAATGTAAATGTTTTTCTTTGCCTGAACGGGGTCAAGGCCACCCCTTACTGAAACATCCTGAATAAACTGCGTATAGTATTCTCGTCCATAATTGTTTGTGACTTGCTCATATAACTCTTGACTAATCCGACCCTTTTCTCTAGCCCGATCCATAATTTCTCTGTATTGAATTTCAGTGTAGCCAGGGTTTCTTGCTACCTGAACGCTTCCACTTGTTTCAGAGTAACCATCAAGCTTAAGATCTTTTTTGATAGCAGAAGCAATATTTTGCTCAACTCCAGAGTTTCCCATCTTAAGTATCTTGCGAATATTGTTTTGATTAATTCGTGTACCTTCAGCTTTTCCTTTAAACTTTCTTGTAGCTTTTAATACATCGTCAAATTGTTTTGTTGTGTACTGGTTAAACGTAAGCGGTGCGTCTTTGTTTGCACCAACATATTCAAAGGATCCCATACCGCTAAGAATTGAGTAAATCCTACGCCTATACTTAGCTCTCTGATCTCTCTCCGCTTTAGATAAAGAAAGACTATCTTTAAGTTGATGCAAGCTCTTTACTTTTCCATCTGTATTTCTAAATATAAAAGCTGCAGTTCCAGAGTTAAAAACATTGTCTGGAGTTACACCGCGAGAATCCAATGCTTCCACAATGTCTGCATACTCAACTGGAGTTCTTTCAGACATCCGCTCTACTTGGCGAGCGATCCCCTCATCTCTTGCGTTAGCTAATCCTACTGCAGCCTCGTAACGAGCAACGCCTTCATCCGCAATCCTCCGCGCATTGGCCTCTTGCTTTTCAATTGTAATTCTTCTGGCTTCAGCAACACTTGCTCGGTGTGCTTTTTCAAGATCGGTTTTCTTATCAAACTCTTTCTTGTTACTTTTTTCGTTCTTATAAGAACGGTAACCACCGTACCCGCCAAATACACCCACAACTGGCGCAGTCGCAGCAGCAACATTGATCATTTCATTTACAAAATCAGCATCAGAAAGACTAATAGACTCACCCGCTTGAGCCCTTTCAATTACTGTTTGTGCCAGTTCAGTAGGGAATTCAGTAAGAGACTTAGCAGCTTGTTTCCCTGCAGCTCCCCAAGCACTTCGACCCGCAGCCGTAGATGCTCCGGCTAAGGTGTCTTTAAGTGTGGCTGCGGCTAGTTGTTGCTTGAGCGGACCAAAAGCACCCGTCATAGCAAAGCCTAGATATTCCATAGCTGCATGTGGAGCAGCAGCAGTTGCTGCACGAAGAACCTTAATGTCTTCAAGGTCTTCAGCAGACTCTGCGTTGTCTCTCAACATGCTGGAATAAGCAAAGGCAGCAGAAAGGGCCAGCGCAGCGGCTGCTCCTGTCCATGGATTTGAAAAACTTGCAGCCACATAAGGAGCTACAGCAGCAGGGATAGCTCTTCCCAGCAAAGCAGTACCGGCTCTACCAATTAAACTGTTAGAAACAAGCTTGCTTCCACCTAGCTTTTGAGCAGCCATAAGGCCACCAAAGATAGGAACCTGTTGCCCTACTGCTTCTTTTGAAAAATCCCACGTTTCAGAAAGAGCATCCCAAGCACCACCATCTTCATAAGCTTCTTTAATACTATCTACAGATGCAGGATCAGGAAGCTTTTCCATTTGAGCTTCTCTAGATGCTTCGTAAATTGCTTGAGAAGACTCAAGATATTTACGCCTTTGATCTTCGGTGCCTGTAATTTCCAGACCTGCCGCCGTTGCGGGCAAAGCGCCTGTAAATGTACCTTTAATATTTTCAATGCTAGAAGATATGCCGGGAAAAAACCCGCTCTTTTCTTCTTCTTCGGGCAACTCAGATGGTGTAATTCTTCCTGCTTCTACAAGAAATTTATAAGCTTGCGCTGCAGAAATACCAACAGGAATTTCAACAACTGTTCCGTCATCTAGCTGTACCGAATTAGATTCGTTTGGATTCCATTGCGTAGACATATGCAGATTTATTTCCTAACCAGCCGAAGCAGCTCTTTGTAATTGAGCTTGAGAAATAATATTGCTACCCGCTAATCTTTTATCTCCATTTTGCATCATTTCGTAGTATGCTCTTTTTGCTTTTTTGATTTCTTCTGCTTTTTCTTCAGTTGTTAACATCGAAAATCCTGCGCCTTCTTGAACTATTTCTAGAAAATCTGCTAGAGTAAACTCTGATTTTCCCTTGTCCCTTCGATACCATTCCGTCTGCGCTCTTGCAAAATCTGCACGGGCAGCATTTAATTCGTCTGTTGATTTTTGTTGTTTGTTTGCTTGATCCATCGTCTCACGTTGTATAAGCCTTTGTTGATAATCCCCAAAGCCTTCACTCAAGCCGCCCGCAATATTTTTAATTGCATTCGGAGAATCACCAGCAGCCATATTCAATCCAGATTGCATCAACGCCCACCATGGAGATGACATAGCTTTATCAAATCTAGACTCTTCTGTGGGAGTTTCCGTTTCCGTTTCCGGCAAGTAAAGACTGTCCGGGCGATCTACTTCAACGTCTCCTGCATTAGCCGATTTATATAAAGCGTCTTGAAGTTGTTCTCTCATTTTTTGTTCCGGAGACTTTCCATACACTTCATCGTATTCAGAAGCCAAGCCTGCTCCCCCAAGTGCAGACATCGCTTCTTCTTGACTGACCGGAAACCCCTCTCCAAACTTACCGGGCTCGTCTACTCCCATTAAGTTTGAGCCAACTATCGCTGCAGCAGGCACACCTGCTCTAACAGCTAATCTGCCAGCTCTTTCTTGCTTACGAGCTATCTCTGCAGTTCTTGCCAAATTTGCATACGATCCATCTACTGGAGGAACTTTTTTACCCGCTCCTAATAAAGATCCTAATCCCTTGTTAATTTCAGGAATCTTTCTCCTTAATAATTTTTTACCCATGCCTACAAGCTTGGGAACTTTAGTAACAAATTTTGCTGCTTTGCCAAAAGCGGCTGGCCCAGCACCAACGCCAGTAGCAGCAAGTGCAGCCAAACCTAAATCAACAGGGTCTGTAGGATCAAATATAGTTGTCCCTACATCCTTGGCAAAATCTAAATAACCATATCCTTGCTCTGGTTGATAGTCTTCCCATTCTCCCGTTTCAGGATTAAATACTTTAGGAACTGACTTGCGACCCACATAAGGAGGTCTAGGCCCACTTACGGGTCCACCATATTGATATTCTTTAGCAATGCCCATCTGAATCGATTCTTCATGCGTTCGACCCGGCATCACAGTTCCGTCAGGCATCTGATGAGTCCCGATAGGTCCACCGCTTTTGAACGAATACATTCTTTGATCAACAGGAGCTTTAGGACTTAGGTTAACTAGACCTTGCTCCCTTTCATTTCTATCCCGAATAGATTTTAAAAGCTCTTGCAATGGAAGAGATCTATTAAGAGCAATCGCATCTTCAGTTGAACCGGGAAAAGATTCAGGGGTTGCATAACCAAGAGAAATTGCTTCCGCTTTCAAAGCATCTTCATAGTTTTCAAAAGCTTCAAGGGAACCTTCTTTATCAGAAGATGTATATTTTTTTAAAGCACTTTGGGAATCGTCAAAATCGCCAGAGAAATACTCACCACCATATCCAAGTTTTGCGTTGTTCTTTAAATTTTCAAGATACTGAATAGCCTCGTCTAAAGGAATGTTCATTCTCTTAGAAAGACTCTTGGCCTTTTCCAACACTCCAACAGAACCACCTTCGTTGTATCCCATGCCCGGACCCGGCGAAGCCATTGACTGAGCCTCAATAATCTTCATCGCCTCTTCGACACTTATGCCAAGCTTGTCAGCAAACTCCATTGCTTTCTTCATCTTCTCTTCATCTACACGCTGTGACGCAAGAAAAGGAGAACCTATTTGACTCAAGGTTGCAAGAGGATTTACAGCTCCACCTTCGTTATATCCCATGCCCGGAGGAGGAGCAGCGGCTGCGGCACCCATAGCACTTGCCGTTCCAAGAGAACCTAGGGCACCCATGGCACTTGATATTCCAGGGAAACCCATCGCACCTGTAATCGCACCCATAGACGCAGACTTCTGTTCTTGAATAATTTTCATTGCCTCTTCAAGGCTAACCCCAAGCTTCTGAGATAACGCTTGTGCCATTGCCAAATCATTGCTCTGCTGTGGAGCGGGCCGAGGCGCAGGGGCTAAGCCACCCATTGCACCCCCCGCCATTCCCGGAGAACCCAAAGCACTGCCAATCGATCCAGCCACAGCTCCACCTTCGTTATACCCCATGCCGGGAGGCGGCATAGGAGGTGCCATAGGGGGTGCCATGGGCTGTCCCTGAGGCTGCATAGGAGGGCCTTGTGTAGGCATAGGAGGTCTCATCCCAGGCGACATAGGAGCTTGCATACCCGGAGGAGGTAACGCAGGAGAACCAATCTTTTGTGCCATTTGCATATACTGGTCAACCATAGGTGGCTCTTGGGCACCCATTTCTGCAGCTTCTGCCTGAGCTTCCTTGGCCATGTCTTGCCGTCTTTTGATCTCGTCCATGCCAAGAATCTGATGGGCTTTGCCATGCTGTCCAGAAGCTACTTGTTTCACTCCATCCATCGGGATGTTGCGAAGCTTCTCTTGCATTTCCAAAAGTGAATAACTCATATATTTTTCCTAACTTGTAAATGCTTTGTAAGCACCCAGACCTGCAGTTGCCAAGCCAACGCCCTGAGAAATAGGAGAGGCACCCGGAGCAGTAGAAATGTTACTTTGATTTGTCCTGTTGTAAGGAGTACCCGAAAGCAATCCTGTAAACCAATTGAGTTGTTCTTTATTCCAATCCCTTTGAGCCAGAAAGTCAACATATGCTTGGTCTTTCTCGGCTTGCTCCATTTCCCTTCTTAAAGATCCAGTCAATCTCATTGTTTCAAATCTTTGCATTGCTTGATCTTGCTGGGTTTGCGCCAAAGCCTGTTGCTGTCTGGCCGCTTCCAATTGATACCCAATTCCTGCCTGCCTTCGGTCTGCGTCTGACCTGAAAGAGTCCTGTGCTGAATCGTACATAGATGACAATCCTTCAGCGTCAAGCATACGCATGTTTTGCGCTAGCTCTCCAGCCATTTCGGCTGCAGCCCTTGCTCCTCCAACACTTGCGCGTCCACCGCGAGTTCCCGACTGTGCAAATTGACTAGAGATATCGCGACCGCTTCTCGCAATCATGTTTTGATAATCTTTTTGCATTCGTTCTTTTTGCAGATCAAGTACTCTTGTTTTGTAAGGATTGGCGTATTGATCAAACGCTTGAGCGTTCCAAGAACCAGGGGTTGAAGCTCTTTGAAAAGCTTCCCCGGTATACTGCTGAGACTTTGCTAACTCGGGCCTCGGACCCTGTCTAAACATGTCTTCAGCAGCACCAAAGGCAGCTTTTTCCTGTCCTGTAAATCCGGCAATACGATCTCCTTCGTAGGGTTGATATCGCCTTCCAGATTCAGACATGCCCCGACGGCCAATAGACTCGTAATAAGGCTTTGCCCATTCCGGTATTTCTTGTTTTACGATTTGTGTAGTTGTTGAAGGTCCACCACCACCCATATTATTCTCCTATACAGGCATTACAGAGCCGTCGTCAACCGGAGGAGGTTGTTCCAAGCTTCCTGTTTTAAATGCTCTAATTCGATCCATCATTTCGTACAATTTTTGTGCGCCATTCTCATTGTTCCCATCACCCAGACTAGAAACAACATCTGCTGGCATAACGAATTCACCACTAGAAAGTTTGGCAGGTTGAGTTCCATCTGTCATAGCAGGAACAGTGTCATCCATGCCTCCATCCCTGCCTCTTATGTAACCACCACCGGCTAACAAGTTTTCTATTTGTCTTACAGAATCTTCTCCGTACATCGAAGAAGCTGCTGACCTGTTTTCCATGTTTGGATTTCCCGGTAAGGAAGATGCGTAATTCAAAAGAACATCTTCTTGAAATGGACCGACAGATCCTCCTTCAAAAAAACCGCCATTGTTAATTGTCATAAGACTGCCATCAGGCATAACTATTTGCCCTTCGATATCTTCAAATACCTGTTGGAATTTATCAGAGGGTTGCGAAAAAGTTGCAGTTTCAAGTGCATCTAAATATAATTCATCAATTAATTCTTCTATTCTTTCTTGTTCTTTTAATCTTTCAGACAAATTAACAATAGAATTAAAATCTACATCTCCTCTTTCTTTTGTTCTTTGATTTTCATAAAACGAATTAACGTCAATGCGAGTGTCAGGTTTTGAATCAAATTCGCGTGAATAAGTTTCATATGCTTTTCCTACTTGAGCCATCATTTCGTGAATTCCACCCCCTCCACTTTTAAAAAGCATCGCTGCGTTTAACATGTTTCCCCATTCTTTACCGGGGGTTTCATCTAAATATGGATCTGCTGATGGAATTCCATACTCATTGCTTTCAAAAAATCCTCCGTTTGGAGAGAAATATTCTTCTCCCCCTTCCATATCGGGTAAGGGAACACCACCCAAAAAAGTTGGCCAATCTAGTTCTTCAACGTTTACAGTTAAGTCTCCAAATGTTTTTATATCTTCATAAGCCCCTACCTCTCCACCCATAAGTTCACGAAGTATATCTTTTAGCCCTATGTCAATATCGTCTACATGATTAGTAACAAAATGGCTAGGTTCATCCCTGTTAAGACCTTTAGGATTTACAACTCTTTCGGTCCAAAGAGCTGTAGGAGCGTCGAACGCTGTCTTCTCATTAATCGAAGGAGGTAAGAGTATTGCATACTTGTCACTACCCATTAATTCATGGTAATCATCAAGGTTGTTAAAAATATAAGAAAGAACTTCTTGTGGAAGAACTACATTTTGTTGACTTGAAGATAGAAAACGATTGCCAAGTCCTATAGAATCTTCCCCGTAGACAGAAGAACGTCCCATATAGTTTTCCATCTGTTCTTCGGTGGCTCCTGCTTTCTCCCAAGCAGCCATACCCATTGAACTTAAATTGTCTATTCGACTATTTGAATCTGTAACATCTTGATATGCACCAGTATCAAATCCTGCGTGAATAAGAACTTGTCCGAATTCTGCAAGTGTTAATTTATCATTCTCAGATGATACATAATCAGGGCTTCGATCTTCTACACTAGGAGCAAATTCAAGATTCCCTGCAGTATTGAATTCACTTGCTATTTCAACGTTTCCATCTACAAGCTTTGTAACGCTAAGCAAATCTAGATTATTGCTACCATCGTCACCAAGCGTCTTAACGGATTTAGATATTTCAGACTGAAGCCTGTTTCTTTCTTCTGCAGAAAGATTTGACCAAGCCCTGTGATCAATTTCATATCCGCTATTTAATTGTTCTTCAATCATCCAACGTGGCATCAAGTGATCTGTGATAACCCCTTCTGAATTTCTTTTATAAACATCTTTATTTGGATTGTCTATTGCAAAAGAATGTTTGTCTTTAAGAATGCGATTGTTGTCGGATCCAATATTTTCAAATTTAGTGCTGTAATTCTCAATGAAAGTATTCTTGTTTGTTTGACTTAGATTATCCCACCAAGAAAACGGGTCGCCTCCGCTTGCCAGCATCAATTCGGAACTTTCATTATTGGCTGCTTCAACAAGAAACTTAGGATAACGGGTAACATTATCTCCATCGGTATCAAAACCCGCTAGATCTGCGGTGTTTGCAGATATGTCACTAATTTCTTTTACATAATCTCCAGCAACAACCTGCTTGGTTTCCCAGTCGATTGACTTGTCCGGGTTGTAACCCATAATGGGGTTCACGCCATTGATATATTCATTGTTATATTGAAAGTCACCAAAACTCAACCCGTAATTTCCGCTCCCATTACCTGCGTCGTCGCCAAAATTTAAATTGTTTTTAAATTTGTCAGGAACAGTATCGTATTGATTGAAAGCACTAGTGATAGTACCGTCACCCGCACCGTCACCCGCACCCGCACCGTCACCCTCATCTAGACCTGCATCTAGACCTGCATCCGGACCCTCTTGCTGGCCCCCGGTCCCGGGGTCTTCTATTCCGATTCTTTTGGTAGCGTCTTCTCTAAGCACGGCTACAAGTTCTGGGTTAGCAAAAACGTCTGCGTTAGTCGCTCCTGTCAATTCTTTAAAGATTTCTAGTTCTTCTGCGAAAGCGGCAGCCCAACTTTCACCCGCACCTAGACCGTATTTGCCAATGAAAGCAGCTAGTTCACCCGAAGAAGCAGCACTCGTAATTAGATTAATTATGCTCGGATCTATTTCGCTAACATTCATGCCTGTTGCTGCAGCAAAAATACCCATGGCTTGATTGATGTACTTAATTCCATTATCTGTTCCAAGCCACTCTTGCATGTTGTTGCCTTGCATCTGTTCTTGAAAGGCTTGCTGCTGCGCTGCTTGGTACTCGGTCGCTAGCTCTTCATACTTTCCCGCATGATAATTGTAAAGATCTCTCTCTGTTTCATAGTTTGGATCATTATTGTTATCTAGATCAAGCAAGTATCTTTCAATGCTGTCAAATCCAGCCGCTTCAGCTTTTGCAAAAGTTTCAGAAAGAAACTTTCGGGCAGGCTCATAGGCTTTAAACTTGGGATCATCAAGATCTATATCGTATGTATAAGGAACGTACCTACCCGCATCCCAATCTCCTCTAAATGGACTTCTTTCAATCTCTCCGAAAATCTTTTCAAATCCGGGCGGATTAATTTGATCTCCATAAAGATATCCTTGAAAATCAATATCATCTCTAGACAGATCACCCATAAATGTTGAAGCCGCAGCCGCATCACTCGGATCTATTCCTTTGTAAAAAGGTTTTCCGGTATCAGTAATTGGATCTGTATCTTTTACGTTATATCCACGCTTTAACCAAATAGCAAGATCATTAGCATCAACAACATTATTTCTATCAACGTCATATATTGCATTTTCTGGTTGATCGTCTAACGAATACCCAAACAACATTGTGTCTGGATCGAACTCTGCGGAAGCATAATCTTCTGCTGTAAAAATACTAGGAATACCCCGAAAGTTTCGCCCCCTCTGACCCATCCCAGTTCCTGTTCCAACAATCCCTGTTGGAGCAGACTGGTCAGCAGAAAAATTCTGAGAAGAATCCTCAGAAAAATTCTCACTAATAAAAGCGTTTTCTCTAGAAATCATATTGTCCGGATTCCAATTCGGATCAATATCTCCTAAGCCAGACATTGAAGATGCTTCCATGTCCTGCAACATTTCGTTGTCTTGAACAACTTGGTCAAACGGAAAATTCTCATCGTTTAAAGAATTTAAACCTGACATTGCGCTTGGTTCCATTGCATTCTGATCAGCAAGATAATCAGCATAGTCATCTTGCCCCACAAAATTATCTTCGTTAAAATCATATTGCTCATTATCAGTACCTAAATACTTAGAAAATGTGTCGTAGTCCCATGAGTTAGACATAGTGGTCTCCTAACCTATCCTTCGGTTACCGGGAAGATTTCTACCGGACCTTCTCAACTGTTCAATACCTGCTCGTCCCGGCATTGGAGGCGGCTGCATAGGTCCACTCCTCCCTTGCGGCGGGGGTGGTGAGCCCATCGCTTGTCTCTGGGGTCTGGCCGTTGCTTGACCAAGTCCCTTAAGCATCATGCCTGGGCCTTTGTTATCCAACATGGAAGCCAACCCACTCTTCCCTGCATAAATACCGCCTGCTTTAGGTCCAAATCCTGCTGCGGCTACCTGTGCGTTAGTCAACCCCCCTCCAAATCCATGGGCAAGGACTCCGGAACCCGGAGCAAGGTTTGAGGCTCCAGTACCAACTTGGCCTAGCGTTTGTGCAAACGTAGGTGCAGCATGTGCAGCTTTTACCGTACTAGCCAACGGAGAAATTCCTGAAATATTCATAGGTGCTTGAAGAGCCCATGCGTTTGTCGTTGCTGGCACTACGCCCGCCGCCGCCGCCGCCTTTGTTCCAGCTACCGTAGGAGCAGCAGCGGCTCCTCCTAGCCCCGCACCAATCCCTGCAGTAGCCCCCATAGCCAATCCCATGAAAGCACCTTTCTTAGCCCCTTCACCACCTCCCATAATGCCGCCCAAAGCAGCACCACCTGCAGTTCCGGCTGCTGCCATAGTGGCTAGCTTGCCCAGAAAAGGAAGAGCAGCAAACCAAGCAAATGCTTCAGGATTTCCTGTATCAGGGTTCATCGTTACAGGACCAAGCAAAGACTGCAGACCCTCTAGCTCTCCGGGCTGTATGTGCATGAGCATGGTGTCGCCATTACGACCCATCGATGCAATTTCTTGAGATTTTTCAACCATGCCGCCATGCGCGTAACCCGCCACACCACCCGATTGGAGGTCTTGCATGGTCTGATTGTATACGCTCATTGGAGTATACACATCTCCACCTTCAGCATATCCCACACCACGAGCTACTTCTTGTTGCATCCCAGGAATTTCTTCCGGAGTTAACTTCTGCCAAACCTCACCCATCCACTCATCACCCATTGAAGGTTGATTAGCTGCAGGGTTTTGAGGTTGCATCCCCTGACCCATTGACTTAAGGCCACCCGTGATAGGCCCTAAAGGAGATTGGGTAGGCGCTTTCTTCATTCTTTTTTGAGCAGCCATTTCTCCGGCATAAGACTGAGGCGTTAACCTTTCTTTGGGTGCGGCAATCTGACCCATGATTCCCTTTTTCATTCCCGGATCAACCATGGGAGCGCCCATAATCTGAGGGTTTTTAGGCTTTTGCATAGGAGAACTATTGGGTGACAAAGGAGGCATTACAGGCTCCTCTACTTCTCCACCCATCTGATAAGGAACTGCCTGAAAACGCCCGATGTTTCTTTTCATAATTAAACCATTTCTATGCCGAATGCGGACATGGATATTGTGTCACCACTAGCCCCACTCACTTTAATTGTATCACCCGACTGCATTCCTAAACCAAGGGAAATAACATGAGTGTCTTTTGATGCAATAGCAGTACTTAAAAAAATAGTGTGCTTTGTTCCTTCTGTTTCCCCGCTAGGTATTACCCTCACGGAGTAAGCACCAGCATTGCTAGCGTGTCGATTGCAAACAACCAATGAAGCAACAAGTGTTTGAAAAATATTTCTTGTTGCAAAACCAGCTTGAGAACTTAAAGGAACAATGTAAAGAGTTGTTCCAAACGCACTCGTACTAATATCTGCTTGACCAAGTACTTTAAATGCTTCTGCCACTAGTAAATCTCCACACCAAAAAGTGAAATAGATATTGTTCCACTTAAAGATGAAGCAATAATCGAATCGCCTTCTTCAAGAGTAAAGCCACACGGAAATGTCTTTGTTTCATTTGCTGTAAAAGTGTAGAAGTAAACAATTCTGTTTTTATCAGACGCATTTTCACCATTTTTTACTACGTTTATTTCTTTAATAATACTTGAAGATCCAGTCTGATTACAAATATTCATAACCTTAACAATGGCTTGAGTCTTTCTGGAATTTTGAGTTACTGGAGTTTCAGGAACTTTGTATATAACTGCAGGGAGAACAGATAAATGAGCTTGTCCTAAAACTTTAAATCTTTCCGACATTATATAATCTCAAAACCAAAAGCACTTATAGCAACAACAGCCGAACCATCTAATTTAACTTGTAATTCATCTCCGCCTTCAAGCATTATTTTCATAGATAAAAAATGCATATCAGTTTTTAATATAGGTTTATTTTCTACAACTAAATTTTTATTTGATGACGTTTCGGAGTTGGGTATCACCCTTATGTAGTAGCTCCTATCTACAAATAAACTAAAATTACAAACCGTGATATTAGTAACAACCGATTTATTCCCTTCCCTTGACCCAAACGCTGCCGCTTGATTTAAAGGAACTCGGTACAAAGTCTCATAACTAGTTGCTGGTTGTTTTTGTCCTAGTATTTTATACGCAACAGCCATCGATTAATAAGTTTGAATACCTACCGCTGGCAAAACAAATGACACGCGAACAACTCCAGAAGTAAAAGTCTGACTACGCATTCTTTCTACTTCATCAATTCTGCTCTGGAGAACATATAAGGCTCTTCCTAGTTCTCCCTCAGAGCTTGAAATAACAACGCCTTTATTTGAATCAAACATTACTTCCTCCCGTCAGGCTTGATGCTTACCCTGGTATCCCCAAGTGTCCAACCAACGCCTTGGCCCGTCGATGTAAACTTCAAGGCCAGTTGCCTTCCGCGAAGACGTATCTGGCTTTCTGTACTAGAGCTAGTAACAGAAGTTTGGATCGTCGTTCCACTTGAGGCACCTGAACTTGGATAATCCTTAGGCGTAATATCAATGCTCATCCCCGTTTCCCCACCTCGGGTGTATCGAACATCAGGGATAATTCTAGAAACAAAAGAAAAATGATCTCCGTCGTCAATGTCTATAAATCCAGATTCAATGTACGCGGTCATTGGGCTACCGTCATCGTCAGAGCCTTTTTCATGGATGTACAATCTAGAGTTTTCTTGAGTTTCGTTTAATGAAGCAGCAGCTTGAGGAAACTGTCGAATGCCGGAGTCACTCCATGCAGTCCGACTCATGCTTCCAACCGCCCAAGAATTTTCTATATAGTTGTATGTAACGTAACGGTTTACAGATTCAGAATCCCCAGAAGGATAGAACCAAGTAATTTCTCCAAAGCTTGTGTTTCTGGCTGCAAAAATCTTTTCTCTTTTGGAATAATTTAATCCGTATACAGGGTCTTCAAAAACGTAGTTAACAACAGAGCACTGCAACAACGTTACAGAGCCTGTGTAGACGTAAAAGTTTCGATCACCCATCCAGTAAACTCTGTCGCCAGCTACACCGAAAGCATCCATTGACGCAATAGAAACACCGCTTGCTACTTCCTCTATAGCGAAAATTGCATTGCCGCCTGCGTATCGCATCGTATAAGCAGCTTCGTCTGTCCAAATCAGAATTTCTCTCTTAGACCGGGCGGCAGCAATAATTTCTGATCCTGTCTGTAGCGGCGTTCCGCCAGCCAAATTCGATCCTTCAACTGCCCATGACCCAGGCCCGGCCAAAGTGGCTGGGTCTATAACATCAGACCATCTTACTAGCATTGGGTCAAATGAACCAAATGTATCTGTACATCCAAAGGCAACAATGCATGGTTGCGTAGGATGAGTCATTAGTATTCTTACTTGATCCGGAACTTCACCGTGACCAATGTCCCCGCCCGGATCAATGATAGTTGGAGAGACCCCCATACTAGACAACGGAACTGCGCTTCCAATAAGTATTCCGTTATTTACACCATTCGTACTGTCAACAATTGAAGTAGGCAGTGACCCGTCCGTTCTGAAAGACTTGTTCCAGTAATATGGAATACCATCCTTGGGGGCCAGAATTAAATCTTCGCCAAAGTTATCAATAGACCAAACCCTTAGGGCGTCAGAAGACTCACTCGTTTCAGCTTGACCCCAAGCAAGCCAGTCTGAAGTGACGCTGTAAACGGTAGTGCCATCTGCGTGTGCCTTTTTAATTGTGCCCAGTTGACCTCTGGCTACTGTGATAAGAGTAAGGGTAGATATAGAGGCGTATGTAACCAACTCGGCACCTTCTTCGCCGCCACCTACCAATGCGGTTCCAGACGATTCAAATCCAGCTACTGAATTGAGAGTTATATCATTTTCCGAATCACTTATACCACCCGACTCGTTTATAGTCGAATCGTAAAAAATGTCTGGCCTTCCGTTCCACCTGCCTGCACTCCATCCGGAACCAGCGGCGTATCCTGTAGTGGCTGCATGAGCGTCATAAAGGATGTAACACTCACCGCCCAACAAGGCTGGCGATGAGCTAATTCCTACTAGTTGCACAAGTGTCGCGCTGTCGTAGCCAGCGGCAGAAGATCCAAACTGACCCCTCAAGCAATTACTGAAAGTATGTGGCGCACTTCCTACAGACTTACTTCCAAGTTTAATGTATTCGGTTTCGATTTTAACAATATCATTAGCATCAATACTACTTCCATCGGTAATCACAATACTCGTTGCGGACGCTGTAATATTAGCGTTAAGAGCCGAAGAACCAGTAACAGTCCCGCTTGTGCCAACATCAATCTCATAATAATCAGAGTTAAGAATTTTTTTAATTTCCCAACCCTGTGTAGATGTCGGTTTGTAATAACCTGTTTCGTTATTTCCCGTTACTGTTAAAAGAGTATCCCTTGTAATTCCACCCACGCCAGATGTAGCATCGGGGTCTGTTTCAATTTCAAGAAATGTGACGTAGTCTCCAGAAAAAGCTCCATGATCACTATCATGAATTAAAACAGTGCTTGTACCGTTTACTATCCCAATGGGGTTTTCAACTTTCGGTATTTCAAATATTGCATCGCCTGAATCGTGGCCTACTGCAGTTGTTCCATACTTAGCTCTGGTAAGCGAACTGGCCTCTGGCGGAGTAACTCCCGAATTTACAGCACCTACAAGAATATATTCATTATTAATTCTAATAATAGAACCTGCCGTCAACGCATCTACCGAATACAGAGTTGTTGCACTTGACGAAATGACTGGCTCTGTCACAGTGGTTGGCACAGAACTGTTTGGCTTTAGGCTTGTAGTAAGCTTGTAACGCTTGGGCGTTATATCAAAACAAACACCACCTAGTTCTACATAAACTTTTTTGTTTGTACCGATAGCAAGATAGTCATCCTTATTAATAGATGACCAGTTGTGAAGTTTTCTTGCCACGCCCAAGAATGTATTAGAAGATGCTCTTTCCCAGCCGCCGATTTTCTCAGGGCGACCCTGCCTGAATCTGACCTTGTCGCAGTCAAACCAAGCGCCTTCCGCAGAATACTGCGTTCCTTCCTTCTGAATACCGGGCTGAAGAACAATCTTCTTAAGCATTACTCAAGCGCCGCCAGTCTAGACTCAAGGGAGTCAATCTTGGATGAAAGTTCTTGGATAGCCTTTACCATGGGCTGAATAAAACCAGTATGGCCAAGGCTGTAAACGCCATTTTCATCTTTGGATAAACCATCCAAACGCTCTAGTCCCGCATTTTCAACAGCTTGCTCAACCTCTTGAGCTATAAAACCATACTGAATATCAGTTGGCCTATTTACGGAAATATTGCGATACACATTTTCTGTATCTTCAAAGTCTTCTTCGGTCTTGTAGTTAAATCGAACAGGATTCAAAGCATTTATTAAAGAAAGACCTACTGTTTCTTGAACAATGTTCTTTTTAATGTTCAAATCCGAGACAGTTGCCCAAGTCGGACTTCCATTATATACGGTTTTAATAGCCGATGAACCTACGCCAATTACTACAGAGTCGGCAATCCCAGTACAAGTATTACCAAGAACAATCTCATAGCTAGCGCCTGTTCCGCTAAATGAAACAGCTCGCCCAATAGCGATGTTGTTCCCTCCAGTAGCAACAACACCACCAGAATCATGTCCTATTACAATATTTTGACTTCCGCTTGATGAATCAGGAAGAGTACCTCCTCCAATTGCTATATTTTGATTACTTGATCCTCCGGTTGCAATAGGAAGGGCTGATTTTCCGATAATAACATTGTTATTAGATGTATCCATTTTGTGGGCAGCTTCATAACCAATAAAAACATTTCCGTCGCCTGTTGTTACGTCGTTACCAGCTTCGTCTCCAAAAAAAACATTTTCCGAACCACCAGACGCAAGATTTGTTCCTGCATTTGCACCTATAGCAATATTGTTAGTACCTAAACCTCCCGTACCATGTATCGGAGCATCCCAAGTACCCGTGGTCACCGTACCAACCGCTACCAACGCAGTCGCACTTGTAATGCTATTTTGGGCACCAGTATTAATCGTCCCTATAAAATGGGTATCAGCAGTTATAATTCCACCATCAATAGGACTGCTTCCTACATCAATAGAGCTAAACCCTGCAGAGATCGATCCTGTTCCTAATGCACCAACCGCTGTGATTTGAGTCTGAGAAGCATCAACACTTAGAGTATTAGTTGAAAGCGTAAGACCTGTTCCGTCAACAAGTGCAGTCTTTGAAATTGCAATTGCTGCATCCGAATTAATGTCTGCGTTCACAATAACATTACTGGCTATCGAAGTTGCATTACCTGTTGAGGTTACGTCGCCGGTCAGGTTTGCGTTAGTTGTAACCGTGGTTGCAGTGCCAGTTAGATTACCAACGAGACTGTTGGCCGTAATTGTTCCGACTCCAGAAATATCATTGTCGCTGAGCGTGAGGTCACCCGATCCGCCACCGCCAAACATTCTGATCTTTGAAGATCCATTTGGATTAATATCAATGTGATTTTGATTAGCATCGGATGCATGATGTTGAATTACAATTTCACTCGTACTGCTCCCACCATTCGTGTTTAGCTTTAGCCAGCCGGTACCCGATGTTGTAATATATTTATTTTCGGTACCCGTTCCGATTTTAACTGTGTCTGTTTGAAGGTTTACATTACCACCACCATTTGGCTGAATAATTAGATGACCATCAATGTTAGTAGATGAGATTGTATTTGCATTGATATTGATGTTGTCAACCTGCAATTGCGTTGCGGCAGTATTTGTTCCAATAGTAACATTATCAATAGACCCACCGTTAATGGCGGCAGTGTCAGCAACCAAGGAGTCGATGTTTGCTGTGCCATCTAGGTATAGATCTTTCCATTCAGCCGAAGATGCGCCTAAGTCTCTTGCATTATCAGAAGAAGGAATTAGATCACTATCAAATCTACCTGTAGCAGTGATAGTATCTGACGTAGCGTCACCTAAGTCTACGTCTCCCGAAGCAATAAGTGTTGTAAAAGCTCCAGTACCCTTAGTGCCTGCCCCAATGTTTGTTCCGTCAATAGACCCGCCGTCAATGTCGAAGTTCGTGCCTTCAATTTCGTTGCCAGCAGCAGTAAGCTTTCCGGTTAGATTGAATGCACCAATGTTTGTCGCGGTCAGGGTGTCTGTAATGGACACATTGCCATCGGGAACTTCCAGTGCGTTGGTGGAATCAGTTCCTGTAATTACCAATTTCTTTGCACTTGCATCCCATAGAAAATTGTCACCAGAAGTTGCCGATTCAAAAGTTACATCGTAACCGGAAGCAGCAGAACCAACAGTCAATGCACCGCCCAGGGTCACAGCGCCACTGGTAGTTACTGTTCCTAAGTTTGCACAAGTTCTTCCTGCAGCAGTCCAGTTATTGCTAAAAGCAAACGAAGATCCATCATCTGCAGCAATGCTATCTAGTGCAATGCTGCCGACGTTAGTAATGTTGCCATCGTTAAAACTAACCGCGCCAGCAACATCCTTTATTGAGCCCGCACTTAACACAAGCCCCGTGGTGCCACCAGCATTGCCTCCCACTTGGAATGTGTCGAAAACATTTCCTACTTCGTTGCCTGTTGGCGTGCAATAAATGATTGCCGTTGCTCCATTTTGCAACGCAAAATCTGTCCCACCAACATCAAACAACAACTTATAGTCGCCACCCGTAATTCCGTTTTTTACAAAAAATACACGATTAGGGTAATCGGTGGCTCCATTACCTTGAACTATTACCGTTACATCAGATTCCGGAGTTCCTGTAAATTTAACAAACGAAGATCGACCACCAGACCCAACCGAACTGTCAGAATTGCTTGTATAAGCATCTTCAGTATCTGAAAGTCTCCAATTGTAGGTATTGGTTGAGTCTCTCCACCCAGCAGCAGTATCGCTACCAGCCACAGGAAGCTCTATGTTTATAGTTGCATAAGTTCTAGACTCTTCAATTCGCCTCCAGTTCTGGTTGGTTGTGTCGCCCCATGTACCAGCCTGCTCACCAGAGCTAATGATTTCAATATTGAGATTACTACTGTATGTAGATGCCATTTACGCAGCGCCCCTTAGTGCTTGGTCACGGTAAGTTGAATTACGGAATGACCCACCCTGGGATGCAATAAGCATCTGAAGGGCCTCCTTGAACTTAGCGTCATAAAGTTGAATTAGATCCGGCTCACCCTTCATGAAGGTGTATGCCTCTACTAGGCATCCATATAGAAGGGCTGAAGAACCATGGGTACTTAGCCATGTACCGGAGTCGTCAGTAATAATGGAAGGCGGCTGGAAGAGGTACAAGATTTCAAAATCATAAGTACCGTCTGCAATCGGAGCAAATGCAAAAGTTGCTTTCCCATCGGATCTTACATCGTTGTAAAAACTATAGAACTTGGGCTGATCTCTATTTGCGCTTGCATCGTAAGGAGCATACTCCTGAAGAAAATTGTAATCCTTCAAAAGAAGGTATACCCACGGATTTGTATCCGTTCCATCTCCTGATCTTATTTTAAAATAGAGAGGAGAAGTTGGAGATGTAACATTATCCGGAGCTACTCCGGGCCCACTGCTAGCAATAGCAATAGACGAACTTCCAGCCACAATATTTGCTGAGTGATGTGTATCTGTGTAAGTTTTTGTGTTGTAGTTGGTAACATTCACAGCAAGGTTAATACGCTCTTCGGCCTGCTGAATAATGACATTAAGCTGATCGGGGTTTGAAGAACCCCAATTACTATTCTGCGTATAGTCGTTAATTGCATTAATAAGCGTACCGTAATTAAAAGCCATTATTTCTTCGCCTTGTGACCACCCTTAACTGAGCCGCCGTGTCCGTACATCTTCTTGCCAGTTGTCTTTACACGACCACCCGCATTGTACTGGGCGTAGTTTCGGTCTTCGTATTCAACAGGAATACCCGTGCGACGAGCTTCTTCGTTCGCCTTGTCCATCCCTGACTGATCATATGAAAAGCTTTTCATTCCTACCTTCGGCATAACAATTCTCCTATTCACTTTCTACTTTGATGTATTCAATGTCAAAATCCAACTTATCTTCTGAATCCACATCTTCAGGATAAGCCCACAAATCAAATCTTAAAGACCTAACTTTGTATCCCAATGCGGCAGTATTTACCCAAGAACTTGCTGAGTTCGACTCTCCCGCACTATCGTCACCAACTTTCCACTCCAGTATTTTCCAATCTGTTGGAGTTGAACCGTACACAAAATTTGGATCAGAAATTTTCATTAAGCCTGGAAGTGTTCTATTTTGATCAGCTCCAAAAGGATATGGGTTTATTAAAAATGGATCCGAAACGCCCCAATAAAGAGTTCCGAACCATGGCAATGCGGTTGGATAATACGAACTAGAAGCTGTGTTTGATGTTCCAAAATTATTTATGCGAATTTTCATTCTTACATATCTGTTTTGGCTCATGTTTATGTTCAGTCCAGATCCACCACTGTAAAATTGCCAATTCGTAAAGCTAGTTGTTAAAGAACTATTATCCGGCCACGGGCAATTAAGTATTCCACTAGATTGCGATATAGCATTTGACTGACCAATCTCTATTGGAAAAGATCCTCTGTTTCTATAATACCAGCCATTTAAACTTGAATCTGCATAAGCTCCAGTTCCCCCTGTTGTTTCAGTTGAGGAAAAATCAATTGTTACATTTTGAGAATTTGGATATTTAAGCGGAGTACCATCCTGAGAATCAATAAACTGCCGACTTTCATCTAGCCCCAACGGAGGTCTTGGATTACGCAAAGCCTGCGGATCATTGACATGATACCGACCCAGTTGAGTCTGGGGTTGATCCGGATCCCAACACTCAGGACACACAAGCATGTTGGTCACATTTAGATTAACCACTTCCTGCTTGAGTTCATGCAACGGGTACTGAAAACCACAACGGTCGCAGTAACCAATTGCTTTCTTGCCCTGAGCATATGATGTCATTTAAAACGCATATCCCCCAGGATAAAAACGAATAGGAGCTTTTTCTCTGTCTTCATCTGCCGCCAACTGAAACTGCTCTTCATAGTTTTGCTTAAGCATCTGAATCCTGTTAACTGCTTCGGGCCTTTTACATGCAATGTTGTAGGCCAAGCCTGCTACTAATGCTGGCCAGAAACGATCCGGAACATCGGGATTGTATGTACCGCCGGGACCGGAGTCTGTCATGCGGCGGATTCTTGTATAAACCAACTTGTATTTGCTGGACTCATCCGGCACAGGCCACAGAGTCATAGTCACATTTCCCTGTTGTCTGTCTACATAAACCTGAGTCGGCCTAGCTTCAGTCAACTTCGCAGGAACTCCCATGTAGGTTTCTCTTGACACCCGGTTTAAGACATAATCTATTTGCTTCGATGTGTCGGTGTCATCGGTTCTTAAAATCATATCTACTATTGCCATAGTGTTATCAGCGCATTGGTACTCAGCAACTGACTTCTCAAGGAAATTAGTAGTCAAATCAGATGCGGAACCGCTCACAAATTTCTTTGCAATCTTCTGTTCTTCGACAGTCCAAAGATTAATCCCACGGTTTGCCCATTCAATACACATCAAGTCAAGGCTGCGCCTAGCGCCCCTGAGGTCATAACCGGAAACCATCTCCAGACCGGCACGTTCAAATGCCTCTTCGACAATGTCCCCTATGTCAGGGTTAAAACTTGTAATTGTATTAACGGCCATTACCGATCTCCGATGGCTTCTAAAATTCTTTGGTTTGCGTTGTTCTGTTCAATGCGAAGCTCTCGCAAATCCATCTTTACTTCTTCAAGGACTCTTGAGTTGTGGTCTACTTTGGTTGCTACCTGAGCCACACGAACCTGAAGACCCGAAACATCATCTTCATGAGCAGACTCGGAATGTTTCCCCTCGCTGGCATGAGACATCATTACAAAAAAAATGCCGCCTATTGAGGCAGCAATAATCGGGACGATTGACCAGAATGCGGTAGGAGATACTTTTTCCATTAGCCAAGCTCGTAAAACAAAGAAAGGCGAGTTGTATCTTTGTTTAAATGCGTGTTGTCTGTGTCGTTTGAAACATCAGATATTGCTTTCATGAATATCCCATCTTCAAACAAAACATAATTGGGATCTATTGTAAAAACAATTGGCAACTCGCCAACGTAATACCCAGAGGTTACAAAAGGAATTGCCACATCAAACAGCGTTGAACCACTAGCAGATCCCGTTTTTAATATTACGTTTCTTCCGTTTGTTTCATTAAAATTGCCAGTATAAGTTTTTCCCGCATCAGTACTATAAACCCCTACCTGTATACCATAAAGCCTGCACCGCGTACCTGCAGGCTCAATCGTTCTGTCTTGATCCATAAGTACTGATTGGTTTTTTAAGTATCCCATATCAAGAAGCCTTTGCACCGCCGCTAAAAAATACGGTTACTTGTGTTGTTGAAGCCAAACCCTCAAAGTAAATTCCGTCCTCAAAAAGAATTCCACCGCCGGGAATATCAAAAGTCGTACCACTTGCGTAATGATAAGTTCCAGAACTTACAGGAGACGTAATTTGACAACGTATATCCGTGTAGTCGTTTCCGGTTGAAAATTTAATCTGAGGAAGAGAACTGTTAGCAGCGTCAGAACTCATAATAATGCCATGCAAAACGCATCGACCTTTTGCCAATTGCGCCTTATATGAATTCCCAGAATCAGGAGGGCTTGATAAAGAACCACTGTAGGATGCTTGCATTATCTTCATAATTACACCTGATAATAAACGCCAAAGCTTGTGTAACTAGTATCTAACGGACTTTCCTTTGAGCTTGCAGTTGTTTGCGTCACATAAAGACCGTTTGGAAACAGCACATAACCTTGATGCTCAATATAACTAAAACCAACACCCGCGGGATAAGCATCTGTCATTGTTACCGGAAATTGAACCAACGGATCAACAGATGTGCTGTCTGTACTAAGCTTTATGGTTCCGCCAACTTTTACCTCAAGTGCTGCCGAACCACCCCCACCCTGGTAAATGGGAACAAGTGAAATTCCAAGAAGCCAAACCCTTCCGCTGATAGAACCTCCATTTGACAATATCGTTGAGCGAACAGAGTTAAACTGCATACTCATGCACCCTCGTAAAAAAAAGAAGAATTACTTATAAAGTAAGTCCCACCAGAGTTTGAATTGTTGTTAGTGTCTAAAAACAAACCATCCGGAAACAAAATTCCATTAGGGCCAAAATTGTAAATACATTTATAAGCTCCCCAATAACCTTCTCTTTCAGTCACCAAAGGAGCAATTACTTTACCACTTCTATTTTTGTTTTTAAAACTAATCAGATTAGGGTTTCCGGAATTTCCAACAGAATGAAATTCAAACAATCTAAGTCTTCCCGAAATAGATATTGTTGCATCTGCAGATTCGGTATTAAACGATTTGCAAATCAATTGAGTGCCATTAATATTTTTCACATCTGATACCCCACCATTATATACTTGATAGCCAATGGATCAGTAGCTGCCCCACCGCTTGGCACTGCAATGTCAAAAACCGCTCCCCCTTCGCAAAATATTCCACCAGAAGGCATGTCTATATGAAAATTTGACTGTGAATTATTTCCATAATAACTCGGAGAATTCTGTTTAAATAAAGTTTGTCCCGTTTCCCAACTTTTTATGGAAATTACAACATCCTCTGGTCGTATATTTGAAACTAACATCATCCACATAATCCGAACATTTTGCCCTAGTCCATCTCCTGTCGTATGACCAGCAACTACATACTCAGTATATTTAGTCACAGTTGGCATAGAGGATTCGTCTGTGCCTGTGATGTAAAAATTCCATTGTTTCGTATTAACATCTATTTCCCAACTGGAATAATTAATTGACTGTGAAGAAAGATTGTTCAAATCACAATACAATTTTCCAGATGGAGGGGGAAGGGTTATAATCTTACCCGGATAATTTCCAGGGCCATCAGTTCTTGGAGTATTTCCAGAGTGTGTAAATACCGCAGGAACACCAGTAGCCGTACTAGCAGACACTGCAAGATCAAGAGTAAGTTCGGTTCTAGAAGAAATTTCAGAAATTAAATTCAAATCTCGTCCTGAACCATTTGACCACGGTGTTGATGAAGCACTGGAAACAATCATGTTTTTTGACAAGGCTCTTGTATCGCTAACACTAGAAACAGCATTTCCAGACCCCACATTAACAGAAGCGTCATATGAGTACCCATCGATTCCGGTAACCGGACCCGATAACACAAGATTGGCACTTGTTGAGGGAGCGCCTGACGTTGAAAAACTACGGGCCATATACGGTCTTGGTATTCTTAAAGATTGAAGACCAACCGTACCTGTTCCAGTAAGAAAAAATGTCTCAATGCCTGTCATCCCGGTAGATTTCATTTCCGCTTTGCCTCCTTGCCCGCGTACCGTGCGCGTATAGATGTCTCCGCGCTACGCTTGGACGTAGAACTGCCCACGATCTTCCCATCGGGTCCAACGATCTTATAGGGCTTTCTGCCAGATGTTTTCTTGATCTTGTAAGGCAAGTTACTTCATAGCCTTTCCAAAGCCGCGAAGAGCTTTTCCGACCCCGCGAACCGATCCGCCGGATTTCCATCCGCGAGCTTTCTTCCTCTTCCTGTCTTCCAAGACCTCTCCCCAAGATTCGTCATAAGTATCACCGTACTTACTTCTCATTTTGTGGGCATGCTTCACTTCTTGGTCAGACCATGGGGGAGCCATCAAATTAAAGTCTTCTTCGCTCATACCTTTTGTGCGGGCACCAAGTTTGACGTTTGTTTTTCTTGTTTCTTTTGCCGCCTTTGCCATATCTCTTTGGCGTCTTCTTTCTTCAGAAGTTGTCGATTTTTTCTTTTTTGAGTCAGGCATACAAACACATCCTAATTGTATTTTTGTAAGGCATAGGAAATTAGGGGGGCACCCGAAGGTGCCCCCGGTATCTAAGCTAATTAAGAAGCTACGTCATAACCAAGAATTGTAATCAGTAATCTTCCTGCGGTGAATGTTCCCGCTGTCGCAGCGCCAGATACGAGATACAAGTATTGGTCGGCAGCAATCGTGGCTTCACCAGTTTCATTCGCAACCCTCGTACCGGCAGCAGCGTCATCGCCATCAATGATTAGGGTTTCAGTCAGAGCAGTAATAAGAGTATCCTCTACTCCGGTACCTTCTGTCGCGGAATACAAATTAATATCGGGATCGCCTCCAGCCGGGGTTTCAAAGCATTCCATCGTTGTACCAAAAACAACACCTTGATTTGCCGTCGTAACCTGCCCAATGTAGGCAACGCCCGATCCATTCTTGCCAATAATATCGTTTATAGCCCCACCAGAATTTAGTCCTGTCAGATCAATCATAATTGATGTCTTAACGATATTAACATTCGTGCTGACATTACTTTTCAGTCTTTCGACCTGGGTGATATAGATAGCAGCGGTGCCCTCAATTCCAGCACTACTGGCAGCTTCCACAGCCATCTTGTCACCGCTAACTACAGTAACTGCACCAGTAGAAGCATTCTTACTAATTTCCTGAAAGCCGTTTTCAGATCGAACCGGACCACTAAAAGTTGTAGTACCCATTTTGTATTACCTCATTGTACGCAATTACCTCGTCAGTCCGCGTACTGTCTGATTAAGTCTGACGAGTTTGGTTTACCACTTCTTGCATGACCAATAGCCAGCACTTAGCTTGCTTTTCTTCTGGTCACACTTATGCCGAGCGCGAAAGGATTTCCTTCGTGCCGGAATACTTTTTTTAATTGTCATGTTTGGATCACCAAACCTAACAAGCTTTACGCTCTCTCCTTCTTTTGCAAGCACAGCAAACTTCTTGTTCTTGCCCGGAGTCCTCTTGGGTTTGTTATAACCCGAAAATTTTTCACCACGATATTCGATAGCCATATTTGCTCCGAAAAGAAGAAGGGCGGGAGCCCGAAAGCCCCCGCCCAGTTACCTAGCTACCGCTGCCATCGGAAGCGTAGATTCCGAGGGGATCACTGACCCCAAAGGAATATCGTTCCCGCGACTTGTAGCGAACATTCCCGGTATCAAAATCACCGTCCATGCTCGTCTGGAGAGGGGTTCGATTAAAACCCTTCATGCCATTCGGAACATCGGTCATGATATACCAAGCATCAGGATCCGTCAGGTAGTGGTTGACCCGCCACCCATCCGGAATACTGCCGTTCGTTCGCAGAGCGTTCAGATCATTGTCCGCAGTACCGGCACGCTTATCCGACTCAAGAACGCGAGTCGCAACAAACATGTTGGCAGGCGGAACAATCAGGCGCTTCGGTCGGGCCGCAATCTTGAGTCCACGCTGATCAGTAAACGCAGCGATATCAATCACTGCCTGCTCAAGCGAAGTCTCATTGAGGTCCGACAAAGTGCCCGGTCGGTTGCTGTTTGTTCCGCCATTAACAAGCGGATGCGCGGTACTAAACAGAGTGACCCCATCGCCACTGTTAAAACTTCCACCAGTGTGGCCGTTGTTCAGCGGGAATGCAGCTTTCGTCTGCTTCGTGCTAGCCATTGCTCTTGCAAGGGCCTTGGTGTAGCGAGCAGAAAGCGAGTCGTAGAGGTTATCCTCAACGGCTTCTTCCGTAATCGCAAATCCCATTGCAACCGTTTCGTGGTTGTAACGGGCAGTGAAGACTTCCTGTGCCGTATCATAAGCGATAGCGGAACCTTCCGACTTCACCGGAGCAGCACCGAACCCAGAAAGCTGAACTTCCTCTTCAAAGGCCCGATCCGAAGACTCCATATCATAGATGTCTTCATGCTCGTTTTCGTAAGTATCGTACTCCAACCCAAACAGTGCATTGAGTCCGGGAAGGAGTTCTTTCATCATTTGTGCGCGTGAAATAGCCATGATTAATTACTCCTTTCCTAGA